AATTTTACGAACTGCCGCCAGTGACCGTTACAACCAATTCGGCACGGATGGCGTCGATTGGGGTTTCATCCATGACTTGCTGAGTGTCGTTCAAAGATGAACCCTCAGCATTCAATGCGAAGGGCATCTGGAAGTCAACCACACATTGTCCAGCAGCAATTCCACGCACTGTCCAAGGGTTCGAGTCAGTATCATCGACCGTGACCGGAGCCATCGTCGCATTGTTGTACTTACCTGCGTTCGACGGTCTGAACCATGCGGGCCTCGCATACGCAAATGAAGGCGATTGCGATCCCGAAGGATTGGATGCATTGATTACGACATTCGTAAATTGCTGGACTGTCGGAATTCCCGGAGTACCTGGAATCAAGGACAATACAGGCCACGTAATGATCTCAGTTGTGGCGAGAGTCACAGCACCTGTTGAAGCGAGAGCCCTGCCGTTGAGATTCCCGCCGCCAAGAGTAACTGAACTAGAGGCAAGGATGTTTCCAACCATGTTCGATTGGATACCATTCCAGACGGAGGTAAAGGAACTACCAACCACCCAATAAACGTTTCCTGCCTGAGCCCCGTTCGCCAGAATGACTGACGCCCCCGATTCTAACTTAGTCGTTGAACTGGAGACGAACACAAAGACGGCCTGGGGGTTGCCCTGAGCGTCAAGCGTGATACTGGTTGGAGCATCCAACGCACCACCAGTATACTTGCCAGCGTAATAGACGCCTGCGGTGCCGCTGCCGCTCGTGTTGGTGCTGAGGTTGTCCCCGGCGACCACATGTGATCCGCCCGGAGAGACATAAGTCGTTCCCCAGTACGTGATAGCTGCGGTCAAATCAGTCTGCGCCTGTAGTGACGCAGGATCGGCTGCGAGAATGACGTTAGGTGGGGTGACCGAAGATGGCGGGAAGTTTGTCACACCCGTCAAAGCAGTCGGATAAAGGCCGACATTGCCGCCCGAGACCACGGAGCCTGCGCCTGTTGAGCCAGTGACGGCAGAGTAAGCGAGAACGGCATAGTTCACCAAGGATGTACCAAGATGAGGGTTTTGTGGAGTCGCAGGAGTGCCCGGAGTACCAATGTTGGTATTCGGAACGATAGTGCCGTTCACGTCAATCGGTAGCGCCGTGACTTCTACGAAACCACCAATTGGTATGGATACAGCATACTGTGAGATTCCACGCTTGCCGGGGACGAGCGGCCACACGGGTAGAACACCCGTGCCGGTCAACTCAACTGCCACAGCAACGCCAACCCCAGTAGTAGGATTTGGATCTTGATTTGCCATGATTTCTCCTATGCTACAACCGTACAGACGATTTGACAGTACACCATCTCGTACGGATTCCCCGTGTGCGAGTCATCCCCGAGGGTGTTGTCAAATGTTGGAAATTGCACTTCGATAATCGCTTGGCCGACAGCGATGGCTGTAATCAGACCAGTCGAACTAACCGACGCAACGTTGTCGTTATACGTCTCCGGGCCTGCGGTGCCTCTGCTGGGACGATACCAAGCGGGAGAGCCCGCCAACGGATCGTTGTAGGACTTGTAAACGGGCGAGCCGACAGGGGTGTACGTGGTATTAGCCACATCCTTCAGTACAGTCGTCAATTGGCAAGTACTGGCATACACAGTGCCGCCATAGGTCTTACTGGCCAAGGACAGCGTCAAAGCATACTGAGCGACAGGGTGATTGGTGCTTGCGACTGCACCGTAGCCCTGCCCGTTTAGACCACGAGTGTCATTCGGAGTAGCTTCGGTAGCGACGGTAGTTCCACCGCCAGCGCAGTTAGTGATGTTGGTGCCTGTGACTTGGACGTAAGCTGCAACGCCTTTGCCATCAGTAGGATTGTGTTGCGGATTTGGATTGCTCATTTGAATTTTCCTTTTCTGGTTCGAATGAACCGTCTTTCAATTCTTTCAGTTCTTTCGCCAGCGTATAGATTCTCTCTAACCGCTGTTCTACTACTCGAAAAGGAACCGGCCCACCATTAGCTCTAGACATGCTACTCTCCATCCAATACAGCAGCGAAAACTTTGATTTGCTGGCTTGGCAAGATAGCTGTGAAGACTCTAGGTGAGAACTGCAACAAGGGACAAGATTCCCAGGAACATGTCCTATAGAAGAATCGATTCTGTCTAATCCCCAGACTTTGCCGCCAACGGGATATCTCCCGCAGTACGCACAAGGTCGAGGACGACCATCCTTCAAATAGTAATGGATTACCTGGGTGGGACTAGAAAACCCAAACTGGCGTCCGTTCAACTTGTCCGTCCAACGCATCCCATTGTATCGTTTCCGAATACATTTATAAAATCCGTTAGACATGCTTTGTGCCCGAGCAACATACGCCGAGCCCGCTTGCGAATATTCTGCGAGCGTTCCTTCTTTTCGCCATCCAGCAGCCCAATCCTGTATCGTACCAATACAAACTCCTGTTCGATCCGATATTTCCTGTTGACTACGCTGTAGGCGAAGTAACTCCAAAACTTTGTTTTTTGCTTCCTCTGGAAGTGCTTTCATCATCCCTCCTTACAGGGACCGAATCGGGGCAGGTGGTAAGGCACCCGCCCCTATCGGATTTACGCTGCGAGGATTTCACTCGCAATCTTTTACTTCTACCATCGATTAGCTGATGGCGCTGGCTGCGTCAATCTGGCGCATCCTGATAGTGGTATCCATTTTGTTACTCACCTTTCGGCGGGATAGGACATTTCTGCCTACCTCTGCACATTGTATTCTGTGCAGTTCGGACTATCGCATCACCTATAACTAGGTGTCTTCTCACTTAGTCTCTCACGCTGCCTTGCGGCTTGCGCCCTGTTAGCCATTTCAGCTTCCAAGTCAATCAGAGAAGATTTATTACTCGCCCCAATACTTATCATTTAGGGCCGAGCGACGTAGTGAAGTGAACCCTGTAAGAAGTCCCAAGAAATCTTACATATCCTACGTCTACCTAGTAATTAACGGCCCGCAACAGCGGCCATCGATTTACTAGATATAGCCTGGACAGACTTTGTATATCCAGGGATCAAGCCTTCAGGATCAGCAACGGTCGGCTCAGCGTTTTGAATGATGTTACATTCAATGTTACGCCATTCGCCGTCACCGAAGCCCACATCACCCTTCGCTCCGAGATTGATGGAGAAGATACCATCACGCCCGAAGATGTAGGTGCGGAGTGCGGTCAATCCCGTGATCCCGCCGTAATTAGCGGTCTGGGTCACGAGGTTCGTCTGGAAGAACTGAACACCAGTCGAAGGAAGCTCGACAGTCTCGGTCAGATCGACCGAAACCAGACTATCCATCTTCATGAGGCCCACCGGAGTGTGCTTCAGGATGTCGATAGGAGAATCATTGCTGTTGTCAGCGATGACATCACCTAGAGCGAACGGATGGATCACGCCTGCGAACATCTTGGTACCTTCGTCGAACGGACGCACGCTGCGACCCGCCAGCGACTGAACGCTGTTACGAATCTGAGAGAGCGACAGAGCGGTGAAGCTCGAAGTGCTCGTTGCGGCCAGTTCGGTCAGGACACTGGCGTCGATGCTGGACGCACCGTCAGCGGTTGCACGCACAAGTGCGGACAACGATTCGCCAAGGCGATACGACATTTCACGGGCGACGTTCTCGACCGTGTTGTCAATGGCAGTCGCCAAACTGAGCGAACTGAAATTGGCATAATCAGCGTACTCGCCGATAGTGGCAGTGGTCGTAAGAACACTGACGCTCAACGAGGAGCCGACAGTACCTTCCGTAGTCTGTGCGACGTTAGCCGCCAGCGGAACGTACATAAACCAAATGTGTTTAGGCTAAATCTGACCAGGCATCTTAATTTCAGGATGACCTGGAAAATGTATCCAACCACCTGGAAGAAATCCTTCGGGTGGTTCAGAACCCTGATTCACATCAGGTGCGCTCTCACAGTCGCCTGTGAGTTCGGGCTCTATCTTCAAATTCTCCGAAAATGCTTTTGGATACGGTCGTACGACACAGTAGGGCAGATTCGGTAATTTGTCTTGCGTATTAGTCTCTACGATGGACCCTCTATTAAGAGCCTTGATTTTTTCCAACAACTCCACACGATATTCTCGATTAACAGGAGTTGCCGAGTCTTTCTTAAAGCTCTTACACAATGCAATTGCGAAAAAGGCTTGGTCTTTTTTACCAACCAACATCGGATGAATCGTTTCGAGTATTTTCTGGATACGACCATGACATCGTACTGAAAGTTTATAGCACACTTTTGTACGCTTACCTGATCTATCTACATACTCTTTTGGACGCCATCCCGTAATCCATTCGATCACGTTTTGGCATTCCCTGATTATTTGGATATTCGTGTTTGTGATGTTGAAGCCTACGCAGGGCGATGCAACAGAATAGTTTCCTGTGCTGTTGTAGAAAGCGTTTATACTGCCTTCTCCATCTACTATGCCTGCAAACCAGTACAACTTGTTTTGCATTTGAGTTTTCCTTATCTCGGTATTGTCTGATTTCTCAGATATCCACCGATTTAGCAAGATTTATTTGGTACGGGACCGTTTAATCTCGTACTGATTACCTGAGTTAACAGGGAGGTCCAATCGTTCAGAACATGCGACGAAAGGAGTTTGTGCCTTCAGGTTCTCACGGAATTTCTTCATTACATTCCGCTATTGTCAGTTTACCACAACGCCCTACTCATGTCAACAGCCTGACTTTACGACAAGAAATCGTAAAACTTTACCGTGGATTGAGGCAGGTTAGCTTGCTGATTGCCTGCGGGCGAGAACGACATTTTGTCATTCCTCTATTATCGTTGAGGATGCGGGCGGGTTGGTCGCTTAGCTTCCAACTCGTTTACGTGCTTGGCGAACGCGGGGTTCATCAAGTTCTTCTTGTA